CTCTACCGCCAGATGCTGGTTCACTGTTGTTAATTGTAAAGGTACCGGTTGGAAGTGTATCTATAGTAGTCGTAATGGTATTAGCTGGTACATTAGCTGATATTCCTCCTCCTTTTAAATATGTAATTGTAAGGGTAGTGTTGGCGGGTGCTATACCGTATGATTTACTATATGTAAAGTTAGTGGGATCGTAAGATGTAACTAGAGATCCAGAGCCGTTGTAGTTTAATGATCCTTGATTAGTAACATTACCTATTGTAGATGCATCTGGTAATATTACTGAATCGTCATCTGAAAGTGTACCTGCACCAAATTGTATATCTAAATTACCATTTGATCTAAACCTAGTAACAAATCTTCTAGGAGCTTTTTTTAGCGCTAATACAAATGGTACTTGATTAGAATCAGATGCTGTATTTTGTTCGTCTAAGAACACTGTATCTTGTCCTAAAAAAGGTACTTCGAGATACTCTTTTCCGTCATCGTCTGTAATGCTTAATACCTGTATTATGTTTTCATCCGATAAAGTAATAGTTCTAAATTTTTCTGCCGAACCAATAACAAATTCTTTAGTTTCTCTTTTACCTGAAATTGCTTTTACTTTTTTAGATAAAAGGTAACCTGTAGGTTGATTTGATCCGTCTACTCCTGTAACTGTAATATCAGTAGGGTTAAAAGAACTACTAAAGTTAAAGTTAACAGCTTCGGGGCAAAAGAATCTAGTTTTAGATCCATCTGATGATTCATATCTAAAGTTTGCAGGTATGGTTTTAGCTTGAGTAAAATCAGGCAAACCTCCTGTATCGTCTACAGCTTGGGTAATTGTTAACATTACTTCAGATGTTCCTGTTACTTTAGGCCTGTAGCCCATCATATATGCTAGGTTAAATAGGTTTTTAGGGTCCTTAGCATGAGTTAAAAAAGTTTCTTGTAGTTGAGTATCTTGATAAAAAGAGAGTACGTCACCTACATATGAAGCCATTTCTATAAACATCATGCCGGGAGAAGTAGGAGAGAAGTCGTTATAAGAGTCAGGAAAGTAGTTTTTAGCAAACTCTATAAGCTGACTACGAAAATCGCTAAACTCTCTACTTACGTATTTTATGTCTCTTGATACTGCCATTATTGTATGTTAATTAAAATTTCGTCTTCTATATTCTGATCAGCTATTGCATATTTCAGAAAAAAAGTAATAAGATTAGTATCGGGTTCTGATCCTACTTTTATTACTGTTGGTTTTATGTTAGGAAAAAATCTAGTAATACTTGAAGAAATATTCTCTTTTATATCGTCTATCCTTTCTTGATTTATATTTTCAAAAAGCATTTCTCTTATACCTCCTCCAAAATTAGGGTTTAAAGGTCTTTCTCCTCTGTTAGTAAGTAAAAAGTTGATTAAATTAACCTTTAAAGCATCTTTAGTTTGAAACGTAGAGTTAAAAACAGCTGGTGCAGAGAATGGTATATCAATACCTACTGCTTTTCTAGGCTGTCTATCTAACGGGTTTATCTTTTTAGTGCTTATAGCCATTATACTCTTACTTGACCTTTAGCTTGGATTTCATTTGACTTATCGTATATAGCTTTAGCTTTACTTACGAAGTCTAGTTTACTTATATCTATACCTGGTGCTGGTCCTGCATTTTGACCTAGCCCCATATCAGATGCTATGTTAGAAGCAAAGTTAGGTTTTTTAACCATTGATGAGTTAGCGTTAATAACATTTCTATAGTCATCGCTAGTCATTTCGCTTTTAGTCATGTTTAGCATTTCTTCTAAAGGAATTGTGCCGGTGTTCATTCTACCTGTTGACCATGTTCTCTTAAGGTCTTTCTGTTTAACTTGCTTATATTCCTGTGGTGATGGAGTACTTGCTGCTTTTACAGCTTCGTTAAGCATTTCCTGTAACTCTTCCTTTACAGCAGATCTTACCTCTTCTCTTATTATTTTACGTAATTGATCTAGTTTCATATTAATAAATAGTTGGTTTATGGAAGTTGATTGTCTATTCTAAATTTTAATTCTTTTATAAGTATATCTGAGCTACTAGCAAACGATAAAGGTCCCTGTAGTACAGCTATTCCTCTGTTGTCAAAAGCTATTGCTTGTCTCTGTGGTGCTATACTAGGAGATTGAGGATTGGTTACTACTTTTATAACGTATACCTTACCGTTTGTAGATAGGTAATTTTCTTCTTCAGCAGTAGATATATTAGATCCTTCTAAGATTGCCTCTCTTTCTTCTGCTGTTAAATTTGGGTTCGCAGCACACCTATTGAGTAGCGTTCTTATTAATTGTATTTTAGCTTGTAAAGGAACAAATATAAGTTCAAAGTTTCTTAATAGTTCTTCTATGTTATCAATCTCGTTCTCTATGTCTTCTAGAGTTTCAGTAGCCCATTTAAGTTTAGCAGATTGACTTTGAACTACTCCTTGAGGTAGAGAAAATATTACTCCTCCTGCAGGTCCTGGTGGGATACCTAGTGTTGTAGGAAGAGGGTTGTGAGATAGTAGGTCTATAAGTACCCTTAATATACTAGTGATTATTTTTAAAGATTTAACAAGTCTGTGTAACTTACCTGCTCTATTATTAGCTGAGGTAATTAGTGAGTCTACTCTGTCTAATGCTTTGTTCATTGTGTTGAGTACATTAGCGGGAGGACACTTCTTCCTCAATTCGTCTAATATCTCTAATATCTTCTTTTCAGCATATCTCCTAGCTATACCTTCAGCGTAAGCAAGAGCAACAGCAGCATACTGTGCTAGGTTTAGTTTAATTGATTTAAGAAATGAATGAGGCATTATTCAGTAAACGTTTTTCTTGATTTGATGGGTGATTGACCGTTAGGGTTTATATATGTCTGTAGTATGTCGGCTGTAAATTTAAGGCTTACTCCGTATCCATTTAAATTTGGAATAGCTTTAAAGTCTACTGTTTTAGCAGAACGTAATTTTCTTGATAGTGTTTTAAGTTCATCTACTAAAATTTGTAAAAAATCTTCTAACCTATGACCTAATACTACTGGTTCAGCAGATCCTAGTTCTGTGTCTTTATTTTTAGAACCTACTCCCAGGTATATTTTTTTAGCATCTAAGCTTATATAATCCTTACCGTCTATGCCTACATCTTTAGCAGATGCAGTTAAACTCTCTTTCGATGAAATGATAATATCATCTTTTTTTGAATTAAATACTAGTCTGTCTGAGTTTAGTAATATTTGAGCTCCTTTATATTTATCAGCTATTACTGTCTTATCAACATTCGATTCTAATTTAGTACTTGCTTGTTCTAAAGGTACTATATGATCTGATGTAATATATATACTAGATTGATCTTTGTTTATATCTTCAACTGTACCTTTAAGTATATCTCCAGTAAATGGTCTACCGTTGCTTATTATTGTATATGGCTTACCGTCATTAGTGTTATCAGTTAGTACATTACCCGTACCTTTATATCCTCCGAGTCTTATAGAATTACCGAATCTACCATCTATAATATGATCGCCTGAGTTTGGTAATAGTATATTAATATTATCTAGTTCTTCTATACCTTTCCCTAGGTCTGTAGATTTAGCGTCGTTTGGTGGAGCGGCATTATGATTAGAAGCATTCCATATTGATACTACTGTTGAATAGTATACTTTAAGTTCAGAATCTTCTCTATCTGCGGATTCTCTTGGACCTGCATTGATAACTACTATTTCGTTTTTAAGTGGGTATGTTCTAGAGGTGCTGTCTAAGGGGTATGCTATATACAAATTGTCTGGATCTTCGTTAAAGTTATCTTCGTCAAATAAGTTATAGCGAATAGCCCCTATAGTATTAATAATTTTAAAGCTAGGGTGATTTTCGTCCAATATTATATCGTATACTCTACCTAATGTAGGTATTTCTGCTTTACCTGAATCTACAGGGTTATATTCTGATGTTGAATTAAACCCTAAACCTAAATTAAGCATCTTGGTCTTCTGATGAGTTTTGTGAATCTTCTACTTCTCTTTCCAGCGCCTCTTGTTCTTCTATTAAATCTTGCAATTCAGATAAATCGAACTCATCTGATTCACCTTTTGCAGCTGCTGTTTCTATCCTCTGTATTACTGTCGCTAATTTAATTAAATGTTCGTCGTTCTTAACACCTATCTCCATGTACTCTTTGATCATAGGTACAAGTAAAGTAGCGTCGCCAATATTCTCTATAAGTGGTTTAAGTTCCCCTATAAGGCCTTTTACTTGGCTTTTAGTTTCTTTAGAATTATCATATATCTCACCAAAGAGGTCGGAAAGTGTTTTTCCTTTAAATATTTCCTTGTCTAAGCTCATATTGTTTTATAATAAATAGCCTATTCAATTTTATTGTGAAGATAACCTAAGTCATAAAGGTGTTGGTACTTCATTTTAAAGTCTTCTTTAAGAACTGTTACTACCTTAGTTAACTTCGGTGTATCACAGTCGGTCATTTCTCTTATGTATATATAAAGTGCTTTTTTTCTAAATATATCTAAATCGTGTCTTGTTTTAAATACTGTAAGTACAGCGTCTGCTATTTTTTGGTCTTCTAGTTTTACAAACATCTCTTCTAGTTGGTCATAACATTCATTAATCCATTCATCTAGAAAAGTAGATAAAGATTTAGCTGATGGAGAATCAAGATCTAATTTAGTTTCATACGATTCTTCTATATCTGTAAAGCTTCCTATCTGTTTAAGCTTCTTGTAGTTTTTGTTATTGTAGTTTATAAGCCATCTTTTTACTATAGTACCGAAATAAGAGTAGGCTTTAGCTCCATTAGTAGGGTCAAACTTCATTATCTTCTCTTCTAGTAAGACAGATACGATTTCGTGCTTTAAATCTTCTATTTTATCAACATCTGTATAATAAAACTTAAAAGTATGTATAATGTTTTCCGCTAACTTATAAAATGGGATGTATATATGGTCAGTAAATATCTTATTACGATATTCCTGGTCTGTAGATACGTTATATTTTTTTATGTACTCTTCTGTTTCGCTTGTAAAGTAATTAGCTTTCGCTCTCTTCCTTGCCATAATTTTGGGGGAGCATATAGTCGTTTAGTTGCTCCTGTACTTCTTTCATTTGGTTAAAAAATTCACCAACTTCATCATCTGACTGAAAGACCCCCTTGTCATCGAGATTTTGTAAGTGTCGCTTTGATTCTCCTATAGTGTCAGAGATATTCTGAAGGTATCTAACTTGATCTTGTGTGATATCCTCGTATTTCTCTACTTTTACTAGTAGGTTATTAATAATGTATGAAAAAATAACCAGTAACGCAACTAATATACTGATTATTATGTAAAATAATGTGGGATTAATGTCCATCTATAAATTTTTAAGCATGTTCTGTAAGCCTGGTGAAGAATTTACTCGTTTTCCTGTTGAGGCTTGGGTTTTCTTAACTTTTTGAGTAGCACCACCAGTAGATTGTAACCATATATCGTATTCTACCTTGGAAGCCATGAAGTCTGCCATGTGAAGTACGTATACTATGTTGGTTTTCATCCTAGAGTTAGGGTTATGACTGTAGAAGTAGGCTTCATTAGCCTTGTCGAACACTCCATCGTGTAGTCTGATACCTAAAAACTCGTTGTGGCTTACTTTTATGTCGAATTTCTGTAAAATGTATAGAGATCTATCTGGGATGAGCATAAAAGGTAGCTCTGAATTAAAAGTATACATCTCGTGTAGCTTGTCTTGCCTCCATTTATCAGTCTGAGGTATATAATTATGAGTATCTCCATCACCTAACTTACCTAGATCATGGAATATAGCAGCAAATACCAACTCTTCGTCGGTAAAGTCGATAGTACCGCCCATTTCATCGTACAACCTCTTGCATTTAATAGAATACTCTATAACTCTATTAACATGATCAACATATCCACCGGGTATAGCATTGTGATGCCAAGTTTTGGAACTAGCAGGTGCCATGATATAGGTTTCACCTATGTGTTCAATTAGTTTTTTAACCTTATCCTTACGGTCACCTATGTAAGTATCTACTATTTTAAGATGCTTCTCATAGTTTGAATGGATTTTCTCCGCTGTTAATGTCATATTAGATTAATTACTATTATTATTATATTTATTTATATATCTATATATATTTATATATACTTTATTATTAATATTTTTAATATATAATTAAGATAATGTTTTTAAAGCAGAAAAGCAACTATTTTAGTATAATATTTTGAAAATATTTTTTATTCATAGTATTTTCACCTGCCTCCCACCAAACATCTACCTGTAAATTAAGAGTCTTCCCCGATTGACTAGGTCTAACTCCTATAATCTGAGTAATGATAACTGTATCTTTATGTAAAGTACCGAAAGTCTCCCTATCTGCCGAGTTTACTTCATCGAAAGTATATGGAGTCTGTACATAATACGTTAAATTTCCCGACCAATAAGCAGATACTACCGGA